AAGGCGATGCGCGAGGCGGAGAACACCGCCGAGCGGCTCGAGGCGCGGCTCGGGATCTCCCCGGGGCAGCGCGGCAAGGTCGCCAAGGTCGCCAAGAAACGCGAGCGGACGGCCGGCGCCGACCGATTCCTTGGGCCGGCGGGTTAGCGCCGGGCCGGTCGACCCGACGACCGCCTGGGCGCAGGCGGCGGTCCGCGGCGATTTCGTCGTCGGCGATCTGGTCCGGTATGCGGCCGAACGGCACCTTCGCGATCTGCGGGATGCTGCCAGGCGTGGGTATTTCTGGCGGCCCGAGCTTGCTCAGACCGCGCTCGACTTCTTCCCGTCGATCTTCACGATCACCGACGGTCCAGCAGCAGGACAGCCGTTCAACCTGATCCCGTACCAGACGTTTTGCGTCGGCTCGCTCATGGGTTGGGTCAACGCTGACGGCCGGTGGCGATTCCGCGTCGGCTACATCGAGACCGGCAAGGGACAGGCCAAGTCGCCGATGATGGCCGGTCTCGGCCTCTACGCGATGGGCTGGTGCAAGTTTCCTCGCGCGCAGATCTACTCGATCGCCGCGAACAAGCAGACCGCGAACGTCCTGTTCAAGGATGCCGTGGCTATGTGCCGGGCCCAGGTGCCGGGCTATGACGACGGCGATACGCTGGAGGGCCTCGGACACGTCGTCCTGCGGGGAGAGGGCGACAACACCCACAAGATCGAGCACGCCAGCTCGCAATCGTTCTTCCTGCCGCTGGCGGGCGGCGCGCAGCAGTCCGGGCCCCGGCCGCGCATGGTGCTGGCCGACGAGATCCACGAGTTCAGCGTCGACACGCAGATCGAGATCTGGCGCCGCGCGATCACGAAGATCTCGGGCAGCGCCATGATGGTGATGGGCAGCAACACGCCGGCGACGGCGCAGCTGGTCGGCACGTCCTATTCCAACACCGCCCAGGCGATCGCTAAGGGTGACGTGAAGGACGATACGCAATTCGCCTTCGTGGCGCGCACGGACAAGCGCGATCACGATACCGTGTTCGAAAACGAGGCGTGCTGGCGCAAGTCGCTGCCGGCGCTGGGCATCACCTACCCGGTCGCAAACATCCGCGAGGAAGTTGCGACTGCGCAGACCCGGCTATCGACGGCCGCCTCGGTCAAGCGTCTCTATTTCGGCATTCCCGCCGGCGCGGCCGACTTCTGGATCCGCGAGGATAAGTGGGCGAGCGTTCTTCAGGTCATCGATGACGAAACGGTAGAGCTGCTGCGGGGGTGCCCGTGCTGGCTCAGCCTCGATCTCAGCCAGAAGAACGATCTGACCGCGCTCACATGCACTTGGCGCGATGGCGACGACGTCCTGTGGCAGAAGACCTGGTACTGGACGACCAAGGATGGGCTCACCGATCGCGCGGTTGCCGACCAGGCGCCGTACGAGGACTGGGTCGAGGCGGGCTACCTGACCGCGGTCGACGGCCCGACGATCGACAAGACGTTCCCGGCCGCGCGCGTCGCCGACATCTGCGCACAGCACAATGTCCAGGAGCTCGTGTTCGACCCGGCGCAGTTTGCGGACTTCCTGGAGGCCTGCAAGCTGAACGGCTTTCCGGTCTGGCAGTTCGAGGGGCCGGACAAACCGGCCGGCGTCGGGCTGAAGCTGGTGAAGCACGCGCAGGGCACGCGCGTCGTGTTCGAGGATCGTCAGCTCTGCATGCCGCGCTCGATCGAGCGCTTCGAGGATCGGATCCTGAAAGGGACGATCGTGATCGATCAGTCACCCGTGACCTACGCCTGCGCGAGCAACGCGGCGCTGGATACGGACGGACTGAAGAACCGGGCCTTCAACAAGAAGCGCTCAAGAGGCCGCATCGATGGGATCGTGACCTGCGCCATGGGCGCGGGCGCGGCCGACGGCGCCGAGCTCGAGGGGAAAACCTATGCCGGCACATTCTTTGTCGACCTGGACGACGACAACGTCGACGACGGTGATGACGCATGAGCATTGAGGGCTACAAGCTGTCGGCTCGCGCGGCCGCGGCGATGGCGGGCAACGCCGGCGTACAGAATGCGGTCGAGGCGATTCCCATCACCGGCGGCGAGGGTACCGCGTTCGACTGGTATGGCGGAGGCCAGCAAGCGGCCGGCATTATGGTCACGCCGGAAACCGCCATGCGATCGACGGCCGTCTGGCGCTGCACGACGCTAATCAGCGGCGCGATGATGTCGGCGCCGCTCGCGGTCTACGAGCACCTGTCAAACGGCATGCGCCGACCCGTTGCGGACCACGAGTTCAATCGCTTTCTGCAGGTCGAGCCCAACGAGGATATGTCGGGTCCGGAGTTCATTGAGCTGCAGGCCGGCGCGATGCTGCTCCGCGGGAACGGCTACGGCCTGATGCGCCAGGCGCGCAACGGCAAGATCACCTCGGTCGACTATTACCACCCGGCGCGGGTGATGCCGTTCCGGACGACCGACAAAGCGACGTGGTACCGCTTCACCAATATCGACGGCGGCACGGAGGACCATCATAGCTCTCTCGTGATCCACTTCCGCGGCTTCGGCCGCGACGCCGGCGGGATCCGTGCGCTGTCGGCGATCTCCCATCATGCCCAGGCGATCGGCATCAACCTCGCAACCCGGGACTATACGGCCGGCCAGTTCGAGCGCGGGCTGATGACGAACGACTATTTCCAGTTTCCCAAGGACCAGGCGGTCTCGCTGGAGCAGCGTGCCGCGTTCAAGGCCTATCTTCGCAAGCGCGCGCAGGGGGTGAGTAACGCGCACAATCCGCTGATCATGGAGAATGGCGCGGAGTGGAAGCAGGTCAGCGTCTCGGCGAAGGACGCGCAGCTGCTCGAGCTGATGCAATATTCCGTCGTCGACGTCGCACGGATCTTCGGCACCCCGCCGCACATGATCGGCGAGACGTCGGCGGCAACCAGCTGGGGCACCGGCATCGAGCAGATGACGATCGGCTTCAAGCTGTACACGGTCATGCCGCATATGCGCCGTTTCGCGAAAGAGCTGACGCGCAAGCTGTTCCCGGTCATCGGCGCGCGTACCTCGAAACTGTTCGTCGATTTCGATCCGGACGCGCTCGAGGTCGGCGACAGCAAGGCGCAGGGCGAGATGTTCACCCGCGCGCTCGGCGGCAATCAGCTGCCCGGTTACATGAGCCAGAACGAGGTTCGCCGGAAGAAGAACCTGTCGCCGCTCACGTCGGCCGATGCCGACACGGTCTATTATCCGCAGCCACCCGTCGCCGGCGCACGGCCAGCGCCGAAGGATCCGGCGCAAACCCCAACCGACCCCGAGGAGGGTTCCGACGATGCATCGTAAGCTATTCGATCTTGCGCGCGCGAATGCGGGCAAGGGCGCGCCCATCCGTTCCGAGGTCGAGGGCGATACCGCCAGCCTCTACGTCTATGACGTGATCGATAGCTATTGGGGGATCTCGGCGAACGACTTCGCCCGCGCGCTCGGCGCGATCACCGCGCCCAATATCTCGCTGCGGATCAACAGCCCGGGCGGTGACGTGTTCGAGGCGCGCGCGATGATGGCGGCGATCGCCGAGCACCCCTCGACCATCACCGCCAAAATCGATGGCCTTGCCGCCTCGGCCGCAACGGCGCTGACGCTGGCGTGCGACGCGGTCGAGATCGTCGAGGGCGGCTTCTACATGATCCACCAGGCGTGGACGCTGGCGCTCGGCAATGCCGACGACATGCGCACCACCGCGACGCTGCTCGACAAGATCGATGGCGTCCTGGTCGAAGGCTACGCCAAGAAGTCCGGGAAGACGGCCGACGAGATCATCGCCTGGATGAAGGCCGAGACCTGGTTCACCGCGCAGGAAGCGGTCGACGCCGGTTTCGCCAATTCGGTCACGCCGATCGGCACGGCCAAAGCGCAGGCCAGCACCTTCAACGTCGCTGCCTACGCGAACGCGCCGAAGGCCCTTACCGAAAAAACGCCCCTGATCGACGACGCCGCGCGGATCCGCTCGCTGGCGCGTCTCGGGCTGTACGAACGAACGGCGCAGTAACGCCGCTTCACCCCTGGCGCCGGTCCCATCCCGGCACCCCCGATGGCCCCGCCTTATCCGCGGGGCTTTTTCTTTGGAGAATACCCTCATGCTGAACATCAAGGCGCTTCGGGACCAGCGC